GTTGTTGATGCAAACAGACATTGCTCAAGCCTACTTCACAGGCGATCAGTCAAGCACCATCCGTACCGGCAAAATCGGTATGCTGGACCGCTTCACTGTGTACGTGTCCAACTTGTTGCCAAAAGGCCAAGCAGCTAAAGCTCTTGTTCCGGGTCTTTCAGCCACTTCTGGCGGCGCAACCGTGACTAACGCTAAAGCTCGCCGCATGATGGTAGCCGGTACAAGCACAGCTTGTTCGTTTGCTTCGCAAATCAGCAAAACTGAGCCTTTGCGGAACCAAACTGACTTCGGCGACATCGTTCGTGGTCTTGCCGTATATGGCCGCAAGGTTGTGAAACCAGAAGCTCTCTGCACCGCAATCGTCGGCGCAGCCAGCTAATCACTGACCTAACGGGAGGGGGCGCAATCCCCCTCTCACAACCATAAAGGGGTTAGTGATGGCTACCATAAAAGTAATAGACGTTATTTCCCGCGTCGAAGCGATTTTACAGGATACTAATATCCGTTGGCCTCGCCTTGAGCTTCAGAAATGGCTTAACGAGTCGTACCTGAGCATCGTACTGCTGAGGCCCGATGCGAACGCAGTCTGTGCTACGTTTACGTGCGCGGCTGGCACAAAGCAGGAGATAACGGCTTCTAGCGGTGGGTTTCCGTCTGCGCTCCGTCTTCTCGATATTACGCGAAATGTTCTCAGTACCTCAGACAAAAAAGTTGTTAGGGTAGTTGCTCGTAGTGTTTTGGACGACCAAAGACCGACTTGGCACGCAGAGGCACAATCTACTAACATCCAACATTATACCTATGATCCTCGTCACCCTAAACAGTTTTACGTGTACCCACCCGCCACCAATACTGCTCAACTAGAGATGGTTTACGCTGACGCACCCGGTTCTCACGCTTTAGCGGAGTCTGCTTTAGATCCAGCCGGTGGCAATACTGAAGTGATAAAGCTTGATGACATTTATTTAAGCCCGATCACTGACTGGATTTTGTACAGAGCCTACAGCAAGGATGCTGAGTACGGCGCGAACGAACAAAGGGCGGCAGCTTCGTTCCAAACTTTTAACGCAGCTATCGGTACTAAAACGCAGGTAGACGCAGCGGTTACGCCTAACCCAGCAAGTTCGGTGACGTAAATGGCTGTGCTTTGGAGTAAGTTTTACCCCTACATACAACCTTATCTCCCGGGTTGCCCGGAAGTTGTTGTCGAGTCTCATCTACAGGAAGCAGCAGCAGATTTTTGTATGCGTAGCGAGGTCTGGCGCTTCGACATTGAGCCTGATTTTACTAGCAAGTCTACCACTGATTACTCTGTTGATACGCCTAAAAACGCGATCCTTGAAAATATGCTGTCGCTTTACCTTGACGGCACTAAAATTTCGGCAGTCACAGATAGACACTTTGATCGCCCGTCAACGGCGGCTACGGCACGACCTAGCAGGTATAGTATATACCAAGATACCCAAATTAGGTTTTTCCCCACCCCGGACCAGAAATATAAGTTCGAGGGTACAGGGGTAGTAAAGCCTTCGCTAAGCGCCACGGGTGTAGAAGACTGGATTTTTGAAACTCACGGTCGCTGCATTTCTTATGGAGCTATCGCCCTTCTGGCTCAAATCCCCGGCAAGGAATGGTCTAACCCCGAACTTGCTTCATTCTATCATGCCAAGTTCGCAAAAGGCGCAACCGATGCAAAGAGCCGCGACGCCCGAAGAGTTAATTTGCGTATCGCGCCAGTGGGGTTTGATCGAGCGAATGGGCAAGGAGGACGCTAATGGCTTCAACTTTTAAGTATGTGCAGGGAGACACGGGACCGCAGCTAAAGTTCACAATAACCAACGCTGACGACGGTGCTGTTACTAACCTCACAGGTGCCACCGCTACTTTGCATTTTCGAGCGGCGGGTGAAACTACCGTTTTGTTTTCGCGCCCGTTAATAATCACCGCTCAAAATGCTCTCCTTGGTGTAGCCGTTGTCCAATGGGCTGCGGGCGATCTCGATCAGGATGCTGGAAACTACGAGGGGGAACTAGAAGTCGTACGCGGAAACGGCGTTCGTGAAACCTTGTATGACAAAATTAAGTTTAAAATTAGGGAGGACTTTGCTTGAGCCTAAAGTCCGTCGAGTTTTTAAATGCCCTAAAAGCGACTGTTGACGCGCTTGGACTAAACTTG